GTGGAACAGCGTGGATGGATTAAGAACAAGTATGGAAGAGTATATAAGATTCCTAGTGAAACAGCTTATAAAGGAGTAAACTATCTAGTACAGGGAACTAGTGCAGACATCTTAAATGAGCGTTTAATAGAAGTTCATAAATATCTACAGGACAAGAAGAGCAATGTACTACTTCAAGTCCATGATGAAATTATTTGTGAAATCCATGATTCAGAGTTTCCTACAATTTCCGACCATATTGCCCAATTGCTGGAGAAGAACAGCCTAGGAATTCCGTTGTTTATAGACAAAGAAGTTTGTTCCCCCTCATGGGCCAATAAGATTGACTTTACTAAGTGGGTGACAAATGGTCATAATGATGATATACTAAAGTATATAGATTGGAGCGACTAGTGCCTAAAGAGAAGATAATTACCCCAGAACATTGGCGAAACATCATCAAGTGGAGTAAACATAAGAAACGTTCACGCTTAGAACGAGAACGAGTCTGTGAACTGATACATATATTGGATGAGTCTATAGATTTAACAGGGCTACAAAATGGAGAGTTGAATTCTATTTTATATAAGTTAAGAAAAGGGGGCTAAATATGAAATGTCCAGCCTGTTCCGTTAAGTTTGTTAGGAAGCATAATTGTAATAAAGCAGAAACTACGTTTTATATTTCTTCAGGGGAATTGACATGGACGTTACCACCAAAAAATAAGAAGGAGGATAAGAATGGCTAAAGTAGATGTACATTTAGGGTTCACGTTTAGGGTAGGCCCATTGGAGCAGAACCAGTATGGGAGGGTAGACCTTACAGTTTCTCAGATTGATACAGAGCTACCAGTAGAGCCTCAGTTAGAAGAGTCCAAGAAAATTGCAGATGTTGTATGGGAGTTTATAAAGGGTAAGATAGATTCCGAAATTGAAGAAGTACTGGATTCAAGTAGTTAGGAGCAATTATGAAGACCAATGCGGAAGATGCTATTGAACAACTGCTTTCTAAGAAAGACCTAAACTTATTTAGGGGAGATGATAAAGCGTTTGCTTATGACCGAATCCCCTTTGGAATTCCTGCATTAGATAAGTTAACTGGTGGTGGTATCCCAAAGAAACGAATGACCTTGCTGTATGGGCCAACAAATGTAGGTAAGTCGTACTTGGCATCGCAGATAGTTGCCAATGCCCAAGCCACAGGTGGGACTGCTGGTTGGATAGACACTGAACTGTCCTGGGATGCGTCGTGGATGTCTAAGTGCGGGATTAATACTGATAGAATAGTAGTAGCGCAGCCCACTAATGGGGAAGATGCCTTTACTATAGCTAGGGAAATGATGAGGGTGGGGGTAGATGTCATTGTGTTAGACAGTATAGCTGGATTGGTACCAACTGTTGTTGTAGAAGAGGAGTTCTCATATAATCCTATGGCATGGCAAGCACGGTTCATTAACTCGTCCCTACCTAAACTGCTCCCAAATCTAAAGAACGGGTCAGCCTTTGTTGCCATTAATCAAGTTAGGTCTAGTTTAGGGCCAGTTGCCATTGATAATATGCCTGGAGGATTGGCTCAAACCTTCTTTGCTCATTTTCTGTTGCAAGTAAGACGGAGTGGTTGGATAGAAGAAAACAAAGAGAAGGTGGGTTTTGATATGGAGATACGATTACGTAAAAGTAAGGTGGGTGGAGAGAGTTGGAAATCAGCAATTGTACCATTCAGGGTCTCTGGAGGTATAGATATCTTAGAAAGTTTTATTAGAGAAGCTCTAAGTATGGGGTTGATAAAAAGGACTGGGGCGTGGTATACTTATGGAGAGGATAAAGCTATGGGTTTAAATGGATTAAAAGCGTTCTTTTTAGAGAACCCAGATAAAATAGAGAAACTTAAGGAGGCTGTAACATGAGCGCAGATAATTATATTCTAATTCGAAAAGAAGAGCATAGTGGCGGTGGAAATAATGCTCTTACTGGACGTATGTTAATTCAGTATGTAGGATATAATGAGTATGCCTCTGAGAAAGAACCCAGTTATTCACGCCCCGTATTTAATGTGTTTACGTTAGAGGATGCGATAGTGCATGCTCAACAGTCGGAAACTGAATATGGGTATAGATTTGAAGGAATAGGTGAAAATGCTTCCTAGGGATTATACTGTACAGGAAAATTTGATTGCGGGATGCTTGTCTACTTTTGGATTAAGGTATGACCAGCAGCATATTTTTGACCCGTATACAGTGGACTTCTGGATACCAGAGTTACTTTTAGTAATTGAAGCAGATGGAATACATGGGCATTTACAAAAAAGAGATAAAAGGAGAGACATTGACTTGATGGGACATCCTCTGGTAGACTGGATATTACATATTGTTAGTACAACGAAACGAGATATTGAGGAGGAATTATGGCGGGGCTTAAACAAATTGTCGGAGAGCGTGGAGATAGGAACGTCCAAGACAAATGGCTATTAAAAGCTCTTGATACACATTTAACTGGGTCTCAGAGACCCGCTAGGACAGGAGTATTTTATCCGTCTTCTCTAGGGAGTCCGTGTGACCGTTTCTTATATAACAGTTATTTTGGATTAGTACATGAACAAGTAATTGATGCCAATACAAAGCGGATTTTTGATTGCGGAGATTACTTAGGGCATAGATATGAAAAATATTTTGAGAAGATGGGAATTCTTTTAGGAACAGAGATTGCCGTTAAGTGTGATTCCCCCCCAATTTCTGGAAGACTTGACTTTTTAATTAAACATGAGCAAAATGAGATAGCCATCGTTGAACTAAAGTCCATAAACAAACGTGGTTTTATAGCCCTCGCAAAACCTAAAGATGACCATTACCAACAGATTCAATTATATTTAAACTTATCGAATCGGGAATACGGCATTGTGTTATATGAATGTAAAGATGACCAGAAGGTTAAAGCATTTTCAACTAAGAAAGATGTAGGTGTTTGGGAGACTATTAAAGAGCGTTGTGAGAGAATTATGAACATGACGGAACAACCTAAGCAATGTACTGGATTACCATATTGTCCATGTAGGAGGGAACAATGACACTGAGAATGGAGAAAAGGGAGACTAAGTGGTCACCATTTAAGGCACTTGCAGAAGCAGACCAATTTGTAGAGGAATTATCTGTACCACCACTAGGTAAAGAAATTACTAAGGAATATGGTCTGGATTTTACCAATCTAATGAATGTAGACAATAAGCAATTGGAAGAGTTCTTAACTATGTTTGGGGGATATAGGGCTTATTTGGAAAATCAGTTGGCAGACATTACAGCAAAAAAGGGTGCTATTGAAGCGGCGTTTGATGAAGGATATGCGACCGCTATTTACAAGCTTGCTGAAGAACGAGAGAACGAAGGCAAGAAGAAGTTAACTAGGGAAGAGGTTAGGGGTGCTGCTCTAACACGTCATGACGGCCTACGAGAGCTACGTAGAGAGGTTATAGAACAAGAAGCAGTACATACTAAGGTCTCTGGTTTACTAAACGCATATAAAGCAGCGTATGATGCTGTATCAAGAGTAGTAACCCTCCGTACTTTAGGAAGGGATGGTGGGGGGTTTAAGTCATAAGGAGGAGAAATGTCAAGTGAATTTGAAAATGAAGGTGATGAGCTAACTATAGATGAACATGAGCTACTGGATTTAGGGGCTAAAGTTGGAATTATTTTACAGGGTCTTAGATACGCCGTAGTTTTTCAGGATTTGGATATCGTAAGGAAGTGTGTTATTGATTTAAAGGACTGTGTAGATGCCATGGAGTCAATGATTGAGGATCAGTTTGGGGATGAATAATTCAGGATGGTGGTTCTTAGACAAAAACTCAGTTGCTCCTTTTATGGGAATAGACTGTTCGTCTAGGGCTGTTCATGTTGTATTGGTGGATGATCATGAAAGGGTTGTGGGTCAGGGAAAATGGCGTAGTTCGGATGCAGATTTTAATGTGAGATTTCTGGAAATCATGAAAAAATTTAACGAAGATCTTAGTAAAATAACTTTAATAAGGGTCGCTGCTGTTGAGTCAGCAATTTTTATTCAGAATCCTAAATCAACTATAGAAATAGCAACTGTGGTTGGTGGTGTTCGTCTGATTTGTGATCAAAATGGGTTAGGATGTATGCCTGTAGATAACCGACACTGGAAAAAACATGTTCTAGGAAAAGGGAATTTAAATAAGAAAGATATAAAAGCCTTTACCATTGAGAAATGGGGGGGAATCACACTTAACAGCAATCTCTGTTCCTAAAAGAATTCCCATCTTCTCAAAATATTTTTCGTATCTATGCCCTAAGTAATCTCCGCAATCAAAAATCCGCTTTGTATTGGCATCAATTACTTGTTCATGTACTAATCCAAAATAACTGTTATATAAAAAACGATCACACGGACTCCCTAAAGAAGACGGATAAAACACGCCCGTTCTAGCGGGTCTCTGAGACCCAGTTAAATGTGTATCAAGAGCTTTTAATAGCCATTTGTCTTGGATGTTTCTATCTCCACGCTCTCCGACAATTTGTTTAAGCCCCGCCATAATTCCTCCTCAATATTTCGTTTCGTTGTACTAACAATATGTAATATCCAGTCTACCAGAGGATGCCCCATCAAGTCAATATCTCTCCTTTTATCTCTTTTTTGTAAATGCCCATGTATTCCATCTGCTTCAATTACTAATTGTAACTCAGGTATCCAGAAGTCCACTGTATACGGGTCAAAAATATGCTGCTGGTCATACCTTAATCCAAAGGTAGACAAGCATTCCGCAATCAAATTTTCCTGTACAGTATAATCCCTAGGAAGCATTTTCACCTATTCCTTCAAATCTATACCCATATTCAGTTT